GTCAAACAGATACAGGTTTTTTCCCAAGATCAAATCATTATTGTATTTACAAAAAACCGCTGTGCTCTTTGCCTCGTAACACCCCACATCCACAATATCGCCTTCAATATGCGCGGCCTGTGAGAGTGCCCAGCACAAGTTATGTATGCGCCATGATCTAGCGTGCAGCACAGCATCATCCTTAAACTCACGCATCGCTTCGACAAACTTCGGGTCTTGCAACCAGAACAGACTGCGAAACCAAATAAAGATGTCATCGTGGATCGTGAACGGAACGCCGCCCTTGTGCATCAGTTCAGCCATCTTCGAGACGGCAGCGATGAATTCAGATTGATCGTTCTCGGTCTTAAACATCTGCGCGTAGTCTTTGTTCGCAAACATAAAGACCGGCTGAACATAGGGGTTCGTCACAAATTAACCCCGTAATACCGCAGCACCAACTTAAATGCGTCAATGTGATGCTTTAACTCAGCGATGTCTTGCTTTGGATCAGTATGAAAGATCGCAAGATTACCGCCCGCCTTGCGACGTTTGAGGTCTTCTTGAAGGCTCTTGAGCGTGTCCTTCAAATCCGCTCGAACAAGCGTATTCATGCCCTCAACACAGAGTTCTACTTTCATGTCATCGCCCCTATGGCGTAACCTAAAATGAATGTAATTAGGCATAGCATAATCTCCGCTACCATCGCGGCAGAGCGTTTCTTGTCCTGCTCCAGTTCCATCTCAAAAATCTTCTCTTTCAACTGGCGTATCTCAGCGCGCAGCCGATCTTGGGAGTATTCCATCACCAGTAGTCTCCATACTTGCAGTCGGTCTGCTTGCCACGCGAGCATCGGATGTTGGGAGGCGGAACCCATGCCCAATCAATCCGAGCGTTGTATTTCATTCTCAGAATAATTCTCTTTAGCCAATTCATTTGGATCAGTCCTCGCGAGTTCTAGTTCGAGTAAGCGTATCTCTCTTTGCTTTTGTCGTATTTGACTCCACAACTGCTCGACCCTTGTGAGTTGTCTTTCGCGGCGGGTAACCCGCTCGTCTAGCAAGTCGTCGCCCTGTTTCAATGCCATCACACAACTCCCTAATCAGCCGTTGTCGGCGCAGCGAACTAATACGCTCCTTGCGGGTTTCGATCCACCGCAGCGTCTCCTCGACGGAGGCTTTACGATGAGATCGACCCCGCATGAAGTGACAACGCCCTTTATGCTCTGTGTTACATACAGAACACCGCGTTTCTTTCTTCGGGGGCATCCCCCAAAATTCTCTAAAGTTTCTACTCAAAGTATTTTGGATAAAAAGTGGTTGAACATACGCATCGTTGACTCTACTTGCATCGCCATCTGTTGCGTTTGCTCATACGCCACTCGCTCCGCAGCCTCCTTTACCTGTGCATACTCTTGATAGGCACGATCCAACTCTTGACACTCTTGCTCTCTGTCCATGTGCGTTCCTCCTCAGAACACTATTGGTCAAACGGCTTGCACACGATACCCTGCACCGAATATAGGCGCAATCCCTTTGTGCAAACCAACTGATTTACAGGGTTACTGTGCTACAAACTGAACTGCCGACTGGGGCAGCAGTAGGGCGGTCTTTCGGCTTGGACGGGGGTACACCAGAATATGCCCCGCAAACTGAGTCGAAAGCAGCAGGGAAGCGTTTGCTACCCCCTTTTCTATCCCCTCAAAGTCATCCAAGACAATCACGGCATCGCGGGACAGATTCGCCATCAAGTCCGTATCCGCACCCGCCAACCGTCCGTCCAGATAAAACAGGTCTACCTTTACGCCCCGCTCAACCAAGGTCGTAAACATCTGCGTCGAGGTCTGCTTCGGAAACTGCTCAACCGCTCCCCCGTACAGGTCGGGTAACTTAATATCGTTCGAGGCATCGCAGGTGTAGATCACCCCGCCGCTCATGCCGTCTGCCATCGCCCTCGTCGAGCGTCCGATATACGTTCCCACCTCGGCTATGACCTTGGGCTTGAAGTGCCGCACAATCCCCCGCAACTCCGCACAATCCTCGTCGCCCAATGAACCCGTCTTGTAGTCGGCTTGGGCAACCAATTCCTCGTCGTTACGCAAAATGTAGGGAGTAATCTCCTTCGACAATACCGACCAGATCACAGGCGAAAACGTCATGCGGTTAATACGAATAGGATTCATGCGCGATCCCTCGCGTCAAACGATTCATCCAACTCCCAATCCTCAAACTCGCGCTGCAAGTCCTCTGTGGTCATGTTGTTGAACCCTTGAAACCCAAACTCCATGTAATCCCGCAGTAGTGAAGTGCCGTTGCTGCTCATAATCGTATCGACACGATCATCCACAAGCCGCCGAATCATCTTCTCGCGCCGCTTGCTCGTAAACGGATCGGGAGAGTCCTCCTTCAGCACATAAGCGTTATCCACCCATACCGCCGTCGCTTGGAAGTTCTCTGCCATCGCGCCCGTCTCTGCCGTGATCGCCTCCGCAATCTCCGTCGCAGAAGCACCATCGGGGTCATCTATCCCCTCAAACTCCAAGCACACGGTCACTCTGTATTTGCTTTTAATCACGATGCTACCTCGCTCGTATGATCGTTTTCTAAGTAATCTAATGCCGCCTCATGCAGACGGTCGCGCTCCGTTTCGTCTCTTGTGTAATACAAGATGAAGTTATCCAACACCTCCAAATGTTGCGGCAGGGTGAGTGTTACCCCACCCGATACACGCCACACAGGGTCAGACCGCTTGCCAAAGGTCGGCGCAGGGATCAAATCGCGGAACAAATCCTCAAGTTCGGTCGGTGCGCGGTCGGTCACTTTGCGCTTTTTCATGCGACCTCCACGCAATACATATTGAGTTTTCCAAAGTACCTTTTGAATCTTTTAATCCGCGCTGCCACATACGCTAATGCTTCGTCATGGTTCTCTGACGTTACAACTCGACGAACGGATGCAAAGTTTCCCGCATTAGTGCAGTACGATGCATAAATGACGTAGCGTTTCATGCGGCCTCCTCAGCGAAACGGTCGCGGTATTGACGGGCTAACTGTTTATCGGTCAGTTCGCCGTAAGCGGGCCAATGCATCCCATTCCGTAGCCGATGGATAATCCATTGTTCCGCACCGGCCTCGAAAATGTCGTTTAAGTGGGCCTGTACCAGTTCGTCGATCATTTGTTCGCGGGTCATACGGCTTCCTCCTCAGTCGCCAGTACGTCAATAACGCCCCACGCCGTTTCGATTAGCCGATCTTCAACGTGGTTAGGATTTGCTCCGCGCAGTTCCTCTCGCGTAAACACCACTACCGCGCAGCCCATAGATTCCAGAGCCTTTTGATGGTGGACAATCTTCAGCATTTCTTCGCGTGTCATCTTGCTATCCCCTATGAAATCACGGGCAGAGTGTCCACCCGCTTATCGGTTGTGAATAACGCACCGGCATCGTTGCCCTCATCGTCGCTGCTAGGCCATACCAGTACGCCGTTGTCGAGTTCGATTACTACGCTACGACCGTACCAACCCAACCCCTCCGCTTCTTTCGGGTAGAGGTATCGAACGGCTTTGATCTTGCGACCCACCAGTACCAAGGCGGCTTGATTCTCCCAGTATGGGACTACTTGATCTTGCGGAATGGTGTTCATGGCACTTCCCGCTCCTCTGCTCCGCCTTCGTAAGCCTCAATCGCGTCGAGAACCATCCACTTAGTAATGTCGATATTTCCTCGAATGATCTCGTCGGTAATGTAGTCAGCGATGTACGCCGCCATACGATTTTTCTCTAATTCACTCATTGTTCGGTTTCCTGTTCGTTGGTTTGTGTTTCGTCTATCAGTTCAAACTTGCTGCCCTCGCAATACGGGCAAACATTTCCTTCAAATATCGTTACCCATCGGCTTCCAATGCCGTAGTCAATCACTTCCTTGTCGTGGATGTATTGCGGCTCGTCGAACGTCTCTTTACAGTTTTTGCATTGGTACATGACGCACCTAAATCGCGCAGTCGAACTGAGCCGAAATCAGCCGGTACTTCCATCCCTGCAAATCAGACTCGTAATCGTGTCCGTTTTCCTCATCAAAGCCGCCACAAAAACCCATACCGGCCTCGAAATACACCGCTTCCACGCGCCAATCGGTTTCTTCATGCAAGTATTCGTATAGGGCAATCGGCGGCGACCATGCCGTATGAAAGCAAACGGTCAACGTCTTTTTGTCCTCGTCTTCGTCTAACTCAATACCCCATGCCGTCATCGGGTTCCACTTGGTTCCCCAGTTAGCGAGACGCCAGTTGTACCAACCCTCACCCTCAAGCAATTCAGGGGGCATCGGTCGCAGATAATTAAACGGATTTCCATGATCCTCAGAGTTCTCAGTCTTCAAAAATTCATCCCGCAATTCCCGTATCTTGTCAAAGTCGGGATTCGTAAACGTCGCTTTGTTTTGGCAGTAATTCGGCATCGTCGTTACTCCTTCGTCGTTTGTTTTTGATCGTCGTTGCAAGAATGTCCATCGCATGGCTCCACAAGCGCAGCCAGTAGATAGATCAGCACAATCGCAGCGATTAGCCAGTAGGGGCGTTTCATGCTCGTACTCCCGTTGCCTTTGCTATTGCAGCGCGAACGATTGCCGCCGGAGAATCCGTTGCAAGATTAGTCGTTTGATCGTGCGACCAAATACGGTCAACCATTTGCAGGGCAGCAAGTAGGTCGGGAGAGGCCGCTATCAGTAGCGCATGGTTCTCGCTGCTTAGTCCCTTGGCTACGGTGTTCAGAGAGCGCGTTGAAATAACGTCATACGTCGGGGGCGTACCCACCCCGTGAAAGTGTTTGAATACTGACCAGTTCATGCTACGGCTCCCAAAGCAGCGGATACTTGGTGCGCCTTCATGCGGAACGGTTGCCCATCCGACACGCGAGTTACCATCCATCCTCGACGTTTGCCTTGCGCTCTCCCGTTCAAAATGTAATCAGTCCCGCCGTAGTTCACGCGCATCCCCGCAATCGGTTTCGGCTTGGATGCTTTTTTCTTCCAGTATTCCCGCACCGCCTCGCGCCACTTGGCGGCACTATCGTTCAGCGGCTCCGTCGCCGTATCAATCAGTCGCAGGGGGCAGTCGTAGAAATAGGGGTGCATGGTTTCGTCCATGTCTTTATATCCCCACCGCCCGTTAGACTTGCCAAGCAGAAACAGACCGATCAGTCGCTTGCCCTCTGGCGTTTCAAATTGCGCCCAGAGATGATTTCCTCGCACCGAATGGTCAACCATCTTTGCCACTTCAAACTGGCGCGGATCAGTCAAATGCTTAACTAGTGCCTCTTTCGATGGCTTGCAAAACAACCAACCCATTTTCGTGTTCTCCTGTGTGTAGTTCACGGTTCAAGTTCAGTCGTCGGTAATCCTTTTACACAAGCCGATTGTGCTTGTCAACTACCCGTAAGAAAAGGCGGGTTGGCAGTCCCCGCCTCCATGTTTAGGCCGCTTCGGTTTTCTGCGACTCAGCGATGTCACTTAGGGCTTTTTCAATCCACTCCTCACAGGTTTCGTGCGAGTCGTTGATGTCGCCCTTTTTCATCGGGGTGATGCTCTTGGGGGTCACGGTAAACAATCCGATAGGGGTCGGTATCGCATCGTTCTCCCAATAGATTGCACCACCCGCGCCGCAGTAGATCGAACCATTCTTGCCATACATACACATAACGGGAACTTTCTTTTTATCGCCTTCACCGTAACGGCTATATCCATGTTCGTCGGCAGCGTTTCGGATTGCGGTCAAGGGGTCGGTTGCCTTTGCCCATGAGCCGTAAGAACCAAGAGTCACCGCCAAGAACGTATAGCCGTTCGACAAGACATGATCGTGCTTCGTCATGCGCTATCTCCTACAGGTAAGTTGTTATAGAACGCGACGACCGCTTGGATCGCCGTATAATAATTATGACACAAGCCGCTTGAGCAATCAAGTCAAGTTGTGCAAAGTTTTGTTAAGATTTGTTAAGACTAGTGTTGTATTTGTGCAACAAGTGTTGTTTAGAAACAACGTAGCCAAGGGGGATTAGTTCGTGTTTTTAGGAAAGAAATACTCTCCACAAGATCAATTCGTCGCCGGTAAGTTATTGTCTAGTAAGGTCGAATGGGTAATTTTGCATCGGTTTTGAATTTGTTTATTTCTTTCCTAGAGAGATAGAGATAGAGAAACAGAAAAGAGATAAAAGAAAGGTATAAGAGAAAGAAATAAATATATATATTATTTATATATCTATCTATATTCTCTTTTGTCTATCAACGACTTACGAGTGAGGCAATTTTGGTGCAGCCGTAATTAGTTCGTATTATTTCGTAATCGCAGGGTTACAGGATTGCTCGGGCAGGGATCGGGCTATATACTTAGACCTACGGCAACGGGCTAAACCATGGGAGCGCGTAAACGTGACAGAGAAGCCGCACAGGGCAACGAACGAGCAGGTCAGCGGGGTAGGTAGCGGGGTAGTCGAGAAAGCCGCTCAGAGCGTCCCAGTCGGCTCGAATGGTGTTGTAGTGGAGCAGAACAGTAGGTCAGTAATCCATAAAAGACCAGACAATAGGCAGCACCCAGATGCCTCAGTCGCCCAGACAGTCGCCCAGATGGTGTTCGCGGGGATGCCTCAAGAGACAATCGCCCGTGTCCTCAAGGTATCGCTCGACACACTCCACACTCACTACCGGCACGAACTCGACACGGGACAGGCAAGCATGGTCAACGACATCGCGCAGTCTCTCGCCCAACGTGCTAAGGCAGGGAGCGACACGGCAGCGATATTCCTACTCAAGACCAGGGGAGCCGGTAAGTTTACGGAACGTAATGCGCTCGAACTAACCGGCAAAGATGGCGGCCCTATCGAAATCGCGCAACGTACAGAGATACTGCAAACGGTCAACGGACTACTGAGCAAGGGGATTACGATTGACGGAGAATCGGAGCCGCTCGACTGACGCGCAAAAAAAAGGGGGAGACAATCCCCCCCCTATATAGTCGAGAATTGTGGCGGCTCGTTATGCGGATGCTTGCTGCTTGACTCTCTGCATCGTCGCAGCCCATTTAGCCTTCGCAAGTTTGACGGCAAGCAAGACTGCCGTATGGTTAGGGCGTACGCCTATATCGTCGATTGCAAACTCATGTGCGGCTCGTCTTGCTTCCTTCCAGTCTGCCGTCATTTCGTAACTCTTGACTGCTGCAAGGGCCATTTGATTTATCTGATAATCTGAAAGATACATTGTCATTCCCCCCCCCTTATGCGGCTTCGGCGGCTTCTTCGGCGGCTTCTTGCTTGCCGGTGAGTAATTCGGCGGCTTCCCTAGCAAGTGACGCGGCTTTGAAAATTGCTTTCTTATCTTGCTTGAGTACGGCTAGCCAATTATTGAGATATTGAGCATGATCGACTCTAGGCTCATTCGATATTCCCAAACTAGCACAGCAAAAGGCCGCACCCAATTCCGCGACCAATTCCTCGAAAGCATACGCATGAGTGCCGAAATTATTGAGCAATTTTCTATCAAGCCGCGACTCATGGCCCGTCCAATGCACTAACTCATGTGCCAATGTGGAGTAGTAACATTCCGTCGCGGTACTGGTCGACGTTGCCGTGAATAACGATTTTTCTGGCAAGTGGATCGAATCAAGCATGGGAGCATAATAGGCGCGTTGCTCGAAAGAATGACGGATGTTTGCTCCCGTATTTTTGGCCCATGCTTCAACGCGCTCTAGCGTTTCGACGTCGTTTTTATTGTCATCGGTGACAATGCTTCGGCATTTTTCGGCCAATGGGCCTTCTACTTGGTCGGCATTAAACACGTTGAAATACTTAAGCATGGGAAACACAGATTTCTTTCCCGTGTGCTTGTCCTCTTTTTCGAGTTTCGTAAAGAAAACAACGATGGATGATTTCTCCCCTTTTTTGACTGAGCATCCCGCCGCTTGCCATTGTTTAAAAGAAGCAAACGCGCATGATTCGAACGGTGTGAAATTTAAGAGAAGGCTATTTATTCCCCGATAGTTTCTTGCCGTTGTTGCGTTGTATGGGCGTAGTGCGTTGCGTTTTTTGTTAAATGGATTTGTCCATTTGTTGCCGGATGATTCCATCTGAGAAATCACTTTATCGGTGACGGACTGGTAAAGATCGAATGAGGCCATGATGCTATTCCCCTCTATTATTTGTTGATCGCGTAAACGCAAAAAATCCAGAATGTTACGAAAAGAAAGCAATTAAGCCGAAAAAGTAAATCGTCCATTTTTTTGCTCATAAGAAAGTAATTAAGCCGAAAAAGAAAAGTGTTTAATTTCTTGCTCATGTTTCTATCCCCTAGTGAGTTATCGGTCGCGGATATAATGAGCGCAAGCCGGTTGTGTAGTCAATATATATTTATATCCCCATGATGCTATGCAATTCCGGCAGGTATTTAGGCGCGGATTGTTTCGGCAATAATGTTGCGGGGATTGTGGAATGAGTGCGATTCGCGTTTGCAAAATAGTTGCATAAGGTTCCCCTAGTCGATCGAAATGAGACGTATTCGCATTATCGGCGGGTGGTACGGCACGAAAAACGACGGCGGGGCAACGGGTCCCATCTGCCTATTCACACTCCGCCCCCACTTGCACTTTTTGAAAGCACTACCCCCTTGCGCACAAAAGTGTTAGGGTCCCATCCGGGTATCTGGCACGGTGCGCGTGCAGCGATCGGGAGGAAGCTGAAGGGACCCCTTGTGGTTCTGCATCAATAAGGCAACGTCCGCCCCGACACACAGGCTTCACGGTTGTTGAAGATCGCGGCCTCCCGGCAGGTTGATCCTGCATGCCCTATACTGATATACGGAGGAACCATGGCAACGAAATCGAAAGTTAACGCAGCGGGCAATTACACGAAGCCCGAGATGCGCAAGAAGCTGTTTAATCAGATCAAGGCATCGGCCACCCAAGGCACCGCAGCAGGACAATGGTCCGCGAGAAAAGCCCAGCTTTTAGCCAAGCGCTATAAAGAAAAGGGCGGCGGATACAGGGATTAAGTCATGCGTGCACCTCAGAAATCTTTGAAGGACTGGACCGCGCAAGAGTGGCGCACCAAATCGGGCAAGCCGTCGTCTAAAACAGGCGAGCGTTATCTGCCTAAAGCTGCGATTGAGTCGCTTTCTGCGCAGGAATACGCGGCTACGACGCGAGCAAAGCGTGAGGGCAAGGCGAAGGGCCAGCAGTTTGTGAAGCAGCCTTCCAAGATAGCGAAGAAGACTGCGCGATATCGGTAATTTATGTCTGCTCCCGCTCAAGGGACCCCTCCGCCGTTAGATCTCAACGATCCGCTGATCAAGGAGCTGAACAAGCTTCCGACAGAGGATTTGCTGGCCTACAAGAGTCGGTTGGAGTGGGCGCATAAAAGGCACAAGCACCAGAAGCCACCGAAGGGTGAGTGGACGGTGTGGTTGATGTTGGCGGGTCGTGGCGCGGGTAAGACAAGAGCCGCAGCCGAATGGGTGTGGTGGCAAGCGTACAAAGTGCCGGAAACGCGCTGGTTGGTGTGTGCGCCAACGTCTGCGGACATTCGTGATACGTGTTTTGAGGGTGATTCGGGGTTGATTCAGGTCATACCCGAGCAAGTGGTGTCGGAATACAACCGATCGCTGTCGGAAATTATTCTCAAGAACGGGAGTCTCATCAAAGGCATCTCAGCAGAAACGCCCGATCGGCTTCGCGGTGGCCAGTGGCATGGCGCGTGGTGTGATGAGTTGGCGGCGTGGCAGTACGATCAAGAGGCGTGGGACATGATTATGTTTGCGCTGCGCTTGGGAAAGCATCCACGCATAGTTGCCACCACTACCCCTAAACCAAAAGCACTGATTCGGGACTTAGTTGAGCGCGACGGAGCGGATGTACACGTTACGCGGGCTTCGACTTACGAAAATATCGCCAATTTGGCTCCGACTTTTCAAGCCCAGTTGCTGAAATTTGAAGGTACGACGCTCGGACGGCAAGAAATTCACGCCGAAGTGCTCAATCCCGAAGAGCAGGGGATCATTAAGCGCAATCAAGTTCAGCTTTGGCCTGCCAAAAAGCCGCTTCCGAGGCTAGAACACATCGTGATGAGCTTGGATACGGCCTTCACGGAGCACACGCGGGACAAGAAAACGTCGGATTCGGACCCAAGTGCGTGTGTGGTGCTCGGTTTATTCCACGAGGATGACAAGCCGAACATCATTTTGCTGGATTGTTGGGAAGATCGGCTGGGAATGCCGGATTTGATCAAGCGCGTGAAGCGTGAGATGGAGGTTTTCTACGGCGACGACGAGCAAAAGCCGATGATTAAGCCTAAGTTTGGCCCATCGCGGATGATTAACACCGGAAGAAAGCCCGATACGATTGTGATTGAGGACAAAGGCAGCGGAATTTCGCTTCGGCAGATGCTGGCCCGAGAAGGAATCGTCGCTCACGCCTACAATCCGGGAAAAGCGAGCAAACTGACGCGATTGCACATGGTTTCGCACCTATTTGCCGCCGGGATGGTGTGGTTTGTGGAGTCGGAGAAGCGAAAAGGGCAGATTCGCTCGTGGGCGGAGCCGCTTTTGTACCAGTTGTGTTCGTTTTCGGGTGAAGGGACGATCAAGCACGACGATTTGATGGATGCGTGCACGCAAGGTTTACGTTTTCTGGCGGACAGGGATATGATAAGCGTGAGTAAGCCTAAGC